CTTTGCCCCGTTTGGATTGGCCACCAATCGGTGACCAGTTCGCTCTATCGAAAGCCATCTAGATTACTCCCTAGTTGTGATGTCTACGATGCCAGCGGCATCAATTGCGACAGCACCCATTGACAAACACGCAGCAACCAAGAACGAAGTTTTCTCAGCGATGTAGTCAATCTTAGTGGTTGGTGCCATTCCGACTGCACAGCCGATGGCGCTCTTGTGGAACGCAAAGTTTGTGCGGTCACTTGAGCCATCAACTGCCAGGCCACCCTCATCGCGGTCGCCCAATACGTGGACAGTGAAGCCCATAAATGTATTGATGTCGCCCCTTTGCAATGCTTGCAGTGAGGTGTAGTCCGAACTTACAGCCCGCTCGTCACCCAGCAATCCGGCTAGACCGTTTGCGTGAATTACGAGGTGTCTGTCAGTTGCTGGAACATTTGCGGCATTCAATGCTTTCGCGGCTGCTATGAGCTTGCCTACATTGAGGTTTGACGCAGCGGCAGAGCCTGATGTTACAACCGTATTAGCGACCGTGGTGCCCGCACTTGCTGCCGCGATTGCGTCCAGAATTAACTGGTCTTGGCGGCGTCCGATTGCAGAGCCAACGACTTGCGCTAACTCGGAACGCTCGTCAAAGTTCACCTTCTGTTGATTGAAGATGTCACTGTACTCTGCAGCGATATAGTCCTGCAAGGTACAGCTTACGGTCGCAAAATCGGTGTTAAGCGGCACTACGTCAGTTTGTGGCGAGCGCAGTGATGCGGCACCCTTTCCGACTGTGGGGAAGTTGACGGTCGAACCTTCAACTCCTGTTCGCGTGCGTACTGTTCCAGCCAACATCGAGGTGCCCTGATAGGCCTGTTTGACCTCGGCGTCGAATAGCTGGACAAACGCTGGTGATAGTCCTGTGGACATAGCTTGTCTCCTGATTAAACCAAAAATTCGCGTCTGGTTATCGGGAAACATCCCGGCCTCTAGCGTGAGGACCGGCCCAAAAAGGGTTGTCAGTCATAATCGCCTTACACGATTTCATGCAAAGTGTAAATACTAGGTGCTACTTTTGATGCATGTACAAAAAATGGGGAGCAAGACAAGGACGAGAAAACCTTGCCCCCCAAGGTGCGCCAAGCTGGGAGGAGACCTGGCGAGGCGAACTAACCGTATCGGCGTTTAAACTCATTTTCTATTTTCAACCGATACGCTGGGTCGGCATTGTATCTGTCTCTGTCGGCCATTTGTGCGTCCATATGTGCTTGCCAATCCGCCTCAGACAGTTGGTCTTCCGCGACCGGGGCAAGCGGTATCTTGGACATATCGCCGGTCATGGTGCGAACTTTCTGCATCAGCCGCTGACCTATGGCCGTGCCGCCCCAGTTGTTTAACTCAGCGCGTTCATCTTCTGAGACAATGCCCTTGCGAACTAGGCCGTCAGCCCAAGTCACATTGCTTTTGATTATCTCATTGGCATTGGGTCCAAGTGCCTCATGTTCTGCTTTGTAGTCAGCTTCAGCCGCCGCAACATTCTCGCCGGACAAATCGGCAATCAACTTAGGCAATGTCTCAAAAGCATCTTGGTTTAAGCCGTTCTCTTTTGCCCAGCCTAAATAGATATCGACCACCGGGTCATCCAACTCATAGCCCGCCTCGGTCAGTACCTCGGTTGAGTATTCGTCGGGCGCTTTGTGCTTTCCCTGGCTAAACTTCTTTTGCAGTTCGTCATAGCTTTTGGCTAAATCTTCCGGCTTGGCGAACTTATCGTCGAGCCACGCTGGTCGTTCCTCCTTTGCCGGTTTCTCATCCTCGACGCGGTGCGGCATTGCCTCATCTGCGACCTCACTTTCTGGCTCAGAAGATTGTACGCCTTCCATAAGACTGCCGGGTTCCGGCGCTTCAGGCGCGGCCACTGTTTGACCTTCATCATTTAACGTCATCGGCTCTTTTCACTCGCTTTAAAATATCTTCAATGACTGACTTCTGGCCTTCGCGGGCATAGGCGTATGGTTCAGCCAGTCCCGGCACCCAACAAGGTGGGTCGCAGTAAACCGTATGTAGATTTTCCAAGACCTTTTTGCCGGTCGGGCTGGAAAACGTGCGCTTGAAGGCCAGGTCCAAGTCACGCATTACATCAAGGTTTTCTAATTTTATTGGTGCTGGTTCAGCGTCAAGGCCATCCCAGCCTGGTGAATTGATAGAGTGTAGTATTTTTCTGGCGTTGTTCATACAGGTGCCTCAGTCGGCGGTGCCCCGCCCATCTCTTGCTCTGCCATCATGGCGGCTGCTTCTGCCATCTGCGCTTGCATTTCGGCGCGTTCTTCTAACGTGGTGCGTAGGTCAGCGGGGATGCCAAGCTGGTCCGCAATGTAATCGCCAACCGCATCCATTTTGATGAGCGTCTGGCCGACCGGCCCTAGTGCTTGCGAAATCTGCATGAACTGCATAATCTCACCCAACCTTTCGGCATTGTTGGCCATAGCCAGGGGCGATTGTGGAACGACCGTCACCTCTAGGCCGTTCACCTTGAGAGGCAGTTCAATCATGCCCATCTCATCCATTAGTTCTAGCGACCGGCGTACAATGGGAAACATTGTCTCACTGATTAATCTCCCAAAAGCTGAACCGAGATTTTGAGATAACTCAGACAGTTTTGCGTTGATTTCTGTGGCCGACCTGGCGCTCATATTCTCAGGCGTCAGGCTCTCGTCCAACAACGCTTTCTTGATGTTGGTGCGTAGGTCATTGGCCACAATCTGGGACAAGTTCGCGTCACCGGAACGGGGTAGGGGCGTCAGGCTGGGACCGCGTGGCCCACCGTTGCTAGACACGCCAATGACCGCACCCGGCACAATGGAGATTGTTTGCGGATTAAGCACCCCGTCATCCACGGCAGTAAACACGCCGCCGATAGAGATGGACGCATTCTTTAAGGTGAGTTCTACTACCTTATTAAGTGTGCGAATATCTGCCAAGGCATAGAGTACGGGTCCTCTTCCATACCGCTCATTTGACGCCTTCATGTATCTGGAAATCACCCACGGCCATGATTTGAGGTCACGATGCACCAGCTTGTCATCGCCCTCGGCAGTGACGAGGCAATAGTACATCTGGCCATCGATGGTGTACGTGGCCTCAATCAAGCCAACCTTCTTTGTCGGGTCTTCTTTGGCATCGTCAATCATTCGTTGCGGAATGTTAGCGTCAGGCCACTCGCGTTGTATCACATTGAAAGGGCGGTTTAGCTTGCGATAGACCGTGTCAGGCACCCCATTGGGGCCTTCGTCAAAGCAAATATGGTACGCCGGAATAGCCGTGTAGCGTATCGGCGTCAGAGTATCACCGGGCTGTATCAGCATCACCGAGGTGCCGATTGCGAGGTCCAGCAAGAACTCGCCCATAGCCAGGTCAAAGCCTGATTGCATCATCACGGCAAACATTTTTTCGGTGTAAAAATCCAAGACTTGCTGGGCCTCAATCTTTTGCTCTTCGGGAATGTCATTGCCCGGCTGCAAACGGCACCAAGGACGTTGCGGGGGAAACAGCGAAGACTGAATACGGTTCGCAAAGCGGGCGGTTGAGTGAATGGCGGTTGAGTCAAAGACACGGCGCATTTTGTTTTGCCCAGGTGTGCCGCTTTCAGCATAGCCATCGTACAGATTACGCATCGGCAAAGCGAACTCGTAAGCCTCTTCGTAGATGCTGCGCCACTCTTCCTTGTGGCTATTGCAACGAGCGTACCGCTTCTTGATGTCCTCAACCGAGAGTACCATTACTTACCCTTTTTTACCTTCTTTGTCGGCTTTTTGGGCGGCTTTTTTTGACCGTACATCGTCTTTCACCTTTGTGTGCTTGGGGTTTCTTCGGTAGGTTTTCATCGTCACCCTCGCGGGTTCCGGCCAGCGCCAAGAATGCGGGAGAGAACTTGCCGACCGGGTCCGGCATCACCGGGTGCCACGCCTTGGGCCATCAGCATACGCCGACCGCCGCTACTCTTGGACCGTCGACGAGCCTGTATTTTCTTCTGTTCAGTTTTTTCCTGACGGTCGGCTGTTTCTTCTTGTCGCTTTACTCGTTGCTCAGTTTCGGTCTCAACCGGAGACGGTGGCGGTGGTGGTGCTGGCGTTCTGCTACTGAATAAACCGCCCATGAAACAATCTCCCGTACATGTAGTAGTCGGCACCGTCCGGCCCATAGGACCGCATCACGCCTTCGCGCTGAAAATAACAGCGTTCTGCCCATATACAAGCGGTAGCATTTGCTGAGTGTACACTGAATTGCAGCCTTTTTATCTTCATTCGCTTGGAAACGTGGTTAAAAAAGGCCAATGAACCCCTGTGAAGGGCCACAACCTTGCGCCCAATGTCCGCGCTAGGGATTAGCCAAGCCTCGCAAACACCCGGCCAAAGTTGCCAAACGCCAAACATGGCAGAGATACCATCACGGTCCAAGACAGAGAACGCCAAGCCAGCGTTCGCGTAGGTCTCCAAGTACTGCTTGTAGTCCGCAAACAGTTCAATATTGGCGGCGTCAAACTCGTTCAGTTCGCACATGTCCAAGTGGTGCGGATACCAGCGGACCACACGGTTATCCCGTTGCATCCGCATTACTTCATTCAGTTCAGCTATTGAAAACGTCAAAGTCCAACACCTTTGCTTGTTTGAACGACCCGCCGGTCGGCATTGGGCGTTTCGTCATGATTTTATGCTCAGAACCCAAGAGACAATACCCCGCCGCATCGCCAACGTGTGAATGCTCATTTTTGTTTGGAGCGTCCCGAAACCGCTCTTGCCCCGCGCCAATGCTGACCCGCCGGAAGTGATACCCGCCGCCCAGAGACTTGCGAACCCGTATGCACTTTCTATCAACCAAGAACCCCGGCTTGCCATCAATCAGCCTACCCATCGGCATGGCCAAGGCCTCGCGCCTCGTCTTGAAATCATTGGTCGCTGTAGGCTGGGCCAAGATGCCGTGCGTCTTGAGATGGTCAAAGCTGGTGGTCTCAAATATCTGGTCGCGCTGCATTCCCGCCGGGTCACCCCACACCAAGGTGCTGTAGCCAGGAAACCGAGAAGACAGGTCAGCCTTGAGGCTAGAACAAAACCGTTCTAGGCCCATCTCAAACGTGACCAATTCGTGCAACACATGCCACCGGCCATTCTTCAATCTCTGAGCAAACACCGCCGCCGGAGTTAAACCAAAGTCCAAGCC